CCCAACTCTGATGCGAGTGTAGCAATCTTAGCTTTCGTCAGTGCATTCAGCTCTGCCTCGCTATACTCGCCATCATTATCCGTGTCGGCGAGGGCTGTTATTCCCCCGCTACAAGGAGGGCAAAAGCCTTGGTGGAGAGAACGCCGCCATCAACAATTGCATAAGCGCAGTAGTCAGCGGTACGGGCTTTTGCATGTTCCTCGGTCTGGAGGCTCATGTCCTTGTTGACGTTTGCAATGTAACCAACGCCAGGAGCTCCGAGCAGGATCTCACCTGCGGTCATGGAATCATCTTCCTTGACCGGGATGCCAAAGATTCTGTTGATGCCGCCGGCAGCGGGATCCGCGATCATGATCGGTCTGCCGTTCTGATCCTTCACGTTTGCGAGCTGCGTCCAGATGGTAGCCGCATTCGCGTAGAAGGCAAGAACGTTGGTTCCGATGGTGACTTTGGCACGAACCGCAGTCAGATCAGTGTAAGTAACACCATCATCCGCATCATACTCCACAACCTGCGGAGTGTTGGTTTCCGCCTTCAGCTCAGTGATGATGCCTTTCGGTTCCGGCTTGAAGGAATCACCGACACCGGGCTGACCTTTGCCGTTAGACACGCCGTAGCCAAGAGCAGCACCCATCTTCTGAGCCAGCTTCTTCTGGATGAACGGAATGAAATCAGCAACAGCCATCTCACGCAGTTTCCAGGAAACGGTGATCGCTCTTGCCAGCTCACATCCGGTCAGGGTCAGGGAGCGGAAAGTCTCAGTTCCGTCAGCTGTGGCGGTCGCTTCATCGTACCACGCAGCAGCAGAAGAAGTGTTAGAGATCGGAACGGTGTAGTTGCCGTTTACGTATGTCTTCTGTACATCAGCCCACAGCGGATACAGCTCCTCGACCATATCCCAGATGCCGTTTGCTACGGTCTCAGGAATCACAAGGCCGGTGTTGCCAGTTGTATGGGTGTAGGCGTTGACCATGCTTACAAGCGCCTGCTCGTCAGCAGTCAGCTGCTTGCCCATCATCTGTTTTGCCCATGCATTCACATAGGCATCAGATTTCCGCATTTCTGCCGGATCGTCAGCCTTTGCGGCTACCGGTCCCATGTTTGCAGAAGCGGCCGGGACAGCATCCTCGATGTTGATACCGCCCAGGGCCTGCACATTAACAGTGCTCTGGCTGTCGGACAGTGCGTTCAGATCTGCCTGTCTCTGGCAGATAGCCTCCCATTTCTGGTCAAGAGCCTCGATCTCTGCCTTCTTGGTATTGTACTCCTCATCCGGAGCGCCGTTGTCAATGAGTTCCTGAAGCGCATTCATAAGCGCCTGTCTCTGTTCGAGATAGTCTTTGTACTTCATTTTCGTTCCTCCTGTAATTTTTTCAGGTTAGCGGCAGGGCTCCTCATGTCCCTGTCGGTAAATCTTTATCTTGCCATGTTTTGTCCGGCTGACATCTTCAGCTGGTTGATTTCTCGCGTGCGCCTTATTGCATCCTCATAGCCGGCAGCGGTCTGCGCAGTTCTTGGTTCTATACCTTCACCAATCATAGCGCGGGCCCTGTCCATCTGTTCTTTAGTGGGAAGCTTGAATAATCCGTGAGCAGCCGTCATCGGCAGTTCTTCTTCCTCTTCAAACATGATCTCATCAACAAGGCCTTTTTCTTTCGCCTGCTGAGCTGTCAGCCAGGTTTCGTGTTCCATCATTTCAAGCGCTTCATCTTCAGTCATGCTGGCTTTTGCCATGTATGCTGTGCACAGCGCCCGATCTGCGGTCCGCAGCACTTCCGCCATGTGCTCCATGTCATTGTGGTTCCCGCGAACCCCAGAGGAAACACAGTGAACCATCATTAACGCGGTAGGAGCCATTGTGCAATGACTAGAACAGGCAATGACAGACGCTGCTGAGCATGCCTCACCTGTAATGTAGTTCCTGACGGTGCAAGTCTCGCTTGCCTGTCTGAGAAGTGTGTATATCTCTGATCCAACATCAATCACGCCGCCGGGACTGTTGATGTAAACATCTATTTCATCACCAGGCGCGATCAAGTCAAGGACTTTCTGCACATCTCTCGGACAGGTACTGTCTTCCTCGAACCAGTCATAAAACCACTTGTAATCGTTCGGGATAATGCTTCCTCGTATATTGATCTTATGCTTTGCCATCTGTCTCACCTCCAATCATTTCCAATAATGCTTTATTACTTTGCGTCTGTTGTTCTGTAGGAACAGTGTCCAGCCTCCGGACGTACACATCGCCGCCGGGGATCGGCGGGAGATTAAGCACGGCACGGATCTCGTTGGCATTCATAATGCCCCTGTCCAGGAACTGCACCAGATTCAGCTTTGTGGCCATGGATGCACACTGCAGATTGCTGGCTTCACATACTATCGCATTTCCGAAACTGATCTCTTTTCTGGAAAACAGCCTGCTTGTCAGCACAGCGCCGTATTGTACGGCGAAAGGCTCGATTTCCGCTTCATAGTATGCGTTCCATTCATCTTCTGTGTATTCGCTCTGCACGATCTTCTTGTTGGTGCTGAAAAACGAATAAACCCTGTCCGTGATCCTGTCCGTGACGGCTGCGTTCGGCACATAGTCTTTCGGCTCGATCTGCTTGGCGTCAACCTTTGCATCAACACCAGCAGCTCCGAAGCTCTCAGACTCATAGGACAAATAATTGTCAACGAATTCCTTTACATTCTTCTTGATGTCTTCCGGGCGCATGGAAGACGTGAACTTCAGCAACCATCGAATGATCGAACTGTTTTTGATTGCCTTCACAATCCCCTGGTCGATCACACCGACGCATTCCATCAGCTGAGCGAGAGCAGGACCCGGGGTTGACCCAAAAATTTCGTCTTCCCCGAAATCCCTCCGAAGATGTACGATATCGCTGTAGTAAAAAGCGTTCGTGTTTCCGTTCCTGTACGTGAATTTCAGAATCAGCATTCCCTGTTTATCGTAAACAGCCTCAGCGTTTACACAGGGAATCGGATACAGGCCGCACGGGATCTCGGACTCATCTCTGAGAACGAGAGCAAAAGCGTTATTGTTCAGAAGCAGTTGTGCTGCCATTTTTTCCTGAAATTGCTGTGCGGTCATGATCGGATTAGGATATTTAAGCAACATCGCGATGTTGACACGAGGATTGACCTGAAGGCCGTTCTTCGGATCGTTGCGGATGTGCTTCGTGACAAGCTTTCCGACTGCCTGCGTATATGGACGCATACACGACCGGACAATGTCCGACTGATACAGCTTCCCATTCCAGGAATAGTAGTACTCTCCCCAGGTTGTCACCATGGAGATCCTGCTTCCTTCGTTTGGCTTTGCAACAGTATTCAGTTTAGTGGGTTCCCTTCCTCGGAACCTGTCGAGCAAACCCATGTTCTTCTACCTCCTTTAAATCACACTCTGATAGTCACTCAGATAGTCTTTATATACAACGTATGCATCCAAAAGAGCCATCGTGCCATCTATGCGCCTGGTCGGCACACTGGTCTTTATCGGCCTGATATTGTCGTTTTTATCAACTTCTACTGCTGTGTTAAACAGGCACCACTTGTCTATCGGGTTGTCATTGTAAACGATCTTTTTGGCTTCCAGGTCTGCGCCGAGTGACTTAGTGGGACCGGACAATGTCTTTGGTCCTTGAATGATCGGCACCATAACATTTTTGCCAAACGCGTTTTCCATGTCTTCCACCCAGTACTTTGCAGACCAGGAGTCATACCCGACTTTGTAAAGGTATATGTCATACTTCTGTTGAATTTCAACAAACCATGCAGTTACGTCCTTGTAGCTGATCTGGTTTCCCTCACATGTCCGCATAAAGCCTTGCTCTATCCATACATCGTACGGGATATGGTCTTCTTTCACCCGAGTCTCGACAAGTTCTGCCGGCATCCAGTACATCTGCAGCACATATATCCGGTCGTCGTCCGGCACCTGAAAGATCACTTTCGCAGCGGTCAGGTCAGTCGTTTTTGACAGGTCGGTTCCGCCGATTCCATACCGTGGTTTCAATTCCGCCGGATCGAATCGTGCCGGGTTGATCACCTGTTCTGCCGTGAGCCACGCCTCTGCCGATGTTTCTGGAATATTAAATTCTTTGCAGACCAGATTCTTTACGAGAAGCGGGTTCTTCTTAGCACGTTCAACCTTCTCTTTCAGTGTCTGATAATTCTTGATTGTGCCGAGCCCAGGATTTGCTTTCTTCCAGCAATTCGGATC